GGCTTCTTCCGCAAGTTTGTGAACTTTCATTTCAGAGTCAGTGCCAAGACTATCACTTAAATAATCTATCACAACAGTTCTATTTGACATTACAGAGCTAAAATGAATAAGACCTGTGTTAGAGTCTATGTAGTAAGAGCCATTAGACTGAGCGTGCTGAGGGTCTATACCATATCTTTCGCCTTCCGCAGTAAATCTACTGTAATCTTCATAGCTGTCAATTGTTCCATTTGCTACATGCGCTTTGTAGTTTTTCCAACTAGTAGACTGTTTGTTTAAATCTACAATTATAACCTGAGTGTCTTTTACCATAAAACCCGTAGGTCTTCCAGCAATACCTGTTGGAACTTCTTTTAACTTATCAGCTTCATACTTTGGATTTGTCATAGTTATTGAAGTACCTCTATAATTACCACTTGTAGTTTCGAACACAGAAGCTACAGTTGTATTTGCTGGTATACCTGGTCCAAAAACTGATTGGCCAACTTCAATACCATCAATTGTTCCATGAAATAACATTTTCATATCAAGAGCTCCTTTTCCACCGTAAAAAAGATAGTTAGTGTTGTTATTACCGTTACCAGGGTTTACCCTTGTGTCACCTGTTACGTCTACTCTAATTTCTTTAACATATTTTTCTAAAGGAGTTTCAGATTTAAATTTTCCTTTTCTTGATGTTTTACCTATATAGTTACCGTCTTTGTCTCTAGATGTTATACCGTACTCTGTATATATTTTAGTTCCTGCTTGATTTGTTCTTATATATATATTATCCTCAAACTTTAACTTACCTTCAGAGTCTTGTTGGTAAGCAATTGGGTTTGATGTTTTAGAAATAGGGTGTATAATTCTTTTTATTCCAGCAGTATCAACCCAAGATAATTTAGTATAGTTAACATAATCTTGAGGAAGAGGTAGTGTTAGCGTTGGTGGAACTGTAAGTTCTTGCGATTTTAAAGATTTAAAAGTATCAAAACTTAATTCTTGCAAAGCTCTTTGTGCATGAAAAGATACATCAAGCCTTCTTATTGTTGGTATTATTTTACCATCTCCAACATAAGCTACAATAAATTGATTAATAACATCTTCTAAAGAAATAAACTCGTAGCTAGTAGTACTAGCATTGTATGTTTGACTGTAAGTTTCATCTCCATTATTTTGAATACCGTCAGAACCTTCATAATACTCTCTTGCTGTTTTATTTATTAGTCCCATTTATTATTGTTTTTGTTGTTGAATATTTTTTTGATCTTCAGCAGAAGCTATTTGATACATAGAAGGGTCTTTCATTGCTATGCCAGCTAAAGCAAGTATTTTTATAACTAAGTCATTTTCTTCTGACATGTGTAGTTCAAAGTTATTAGACTTACTTGGATCGTACAAAGCAGATTCACCAACAACGTTATAACCCCAAAACGCTTTGTTTGGTTTTCTAACATAGCTAATGTAAACTTTATCTTTTGGAGGTATTGGGTATGGATAAACTTTAATTCTTTGTTTATATTTAGTGTAATAAGGTGATTTTTTATTTTCTCTTATTAAAGGAGATGCCCCGTATGTTCTTAATTCTTTTAAACTTATTTTACTAGCCAAAACAAAACGTGGGCCATTGTCATAAACCACTGCAACACTACCTAACCTATACAAATCACTTACACCGTCTAAAAGTACATCCCCATATTGGTTAGCAATTTGAATATTTTCGTTGTAAAGTTCAAATAAACTAATTTTTTGCTCAAGATTTGTAACAGCATCAGCGTAATCAGTATCGTTACCTGGTACTCTTAAAAATTGACTTAAATCATAAAAGTATTGTTCAAAAATACTCATTTGTGCTTGGTCGGCAAATAAATTAAACTCTTGAGGTGTTATATAACCTCTTTGTTCTTTGTTAGCTATTGCTAATACTTTTTGATATACGTTATCTATATTTACCATATTTTTTTATTGTAGTTTGCGATCGCCCCGAAGAGCGACCGCTCCTACAGTTTGATTAATTTAATCGTTTTTCTATATTTGCATATATTTCCATACCTTCATCGGTTTTAAACCAATGCGCTAAAGCAGTATATGGATGCTCGTCAAACGGCACTGTCATTAATTTCCTATCATTAGATGCCCATAAAAAATTACGATTATCTGGTGATAGTTTTAAAATTCCCATTTCAACAGCTTTTATACCATAGTTTCTAAGTTGAACGTTATCATCAGAAGCTAACTCTAAGAAAAGAACAGGGTTGTTTTTAGCAAACAATAACAAATCTCTTTTAAGTTCTTTAGAACTCATCTTAGATACGCTAGAACCAACTTCAACACGCATAATTGCTTCAGCAATATCAACGTCAACTGTTTGAGCAATGTTTAAAGCTTCTAGTTGTAACTCTAGCACTTCTAACTCGTCAGAAGCTTCAACTTCTGGCTTCCACTCTTCAAACAAAGTTTCTTTTTGTGGGTGGTATAAAGATAAAAGCTTTTGCAACGTTTGTTTGTTTCTTGGAACGTGCAAAGCACCGTTTCTAAATATAATATGTGCTAATCTTTGATCGCCTTTCATTTCGTCAACAAAGCAAGTTTTTTGATTTTCACAATATTTTAGTTCTCTTTCATAACCCAACTCCTCGTCAAAGAAATAAATACCAGCAGATTTTACCATGTAAGATAAAGGTTTTCTTTTTCTTGTTAAGTAATAAACTCTATCTTTTATTTCCCAAGCTGGTTTTTTAGGTTCAACTTTTTTAGGTTTTGGTGTTTCAACTACTGGAGTTTCAACAACAGGTACCTCTACCTCTTGTGTTTTTTGTTTTTTTGCCATAATATAATATATAATAAAATTAATAAATAAAAGGACCGAGGCCGAAGCCTCGGTTCTTTATAATAAACAGTGCTTATTTCATTAACATGAAATTGTTAGCACCTTGAGTAATTAAACATCTTTCAGTTAAGAAGTGTAATTGCATTGCATCTAAAGCAGATGTAGCAGCACCAACAGAACCAGTAACCCAAGACTTCATTCTTCGGTCATCAGTTTGTGAAGCTCTATATCTTACATGTAAGAAAGGTCTCTTCATGCTTTGTCCAACAGTTTGATCATAAACCGAAGAAGTACCAGCAGGTATCATAACTCCTCTTAAAGCTTCAGTTGTAGCAGCAGCGTTAATACCACCTCTAGTAGCTAAATCATTTAAGTATCTAAAGTCAGATTTGTAGAAGTCATAAGAACCTCTTCTGAAACCAGTGAAACCTAAGTTTAATGCCATGTCTTCAGAGTTGTTAAATACACCATAAGATGTACCACCAGCTCCGTAAGAATTCATTGAAGCTAACATATCATCAATAGCTAAAGATGTGTTTCTGTTAACAAACATCATGTATTCTTCAATAGCACCTTGCTTATCAAACTCAGCTAAGATAGCATCAAATTCAGCTAAATCAGTAGAAGCGTTAACACCAGTTACACCAGTAGTAACATTACCTCTTTGCTCAATAGCGTAGAATAAACCTTCAGTACCAGCATCTCCTTCTGGAGATAAACCTAATTCACCATCAACATTTGTTGAGTTAGAACCTGGAACAGATTCAAGCATTGCCATTTCTAAATAATCAGTGAAACGAGCTCTTGTGTCAGCCTCAGCCTTTAAGTACCATAAGTAACCTGATTGCCCGTTTTCAGCAGAAATTTCTACCCAACCAACTCTAGACGTATCAGAACCTGATACTTCGTAGTAGTCTTTCATAATAATTGGCTTGTTAGTAAAAGTTTTAAAAGTAGGCTCGTTAGCTGTTCTAGCTGAAGAACCATCGTAGTTATCACCTTTCTTAAACTCAGAACCAATAACTAATAATGTAGCAGCGCTAGCTGTTTCAGAGTGACCAGTTAAAACATCTTCGTCATAAGCTCTAAGACCAATAGCTTGGCTATCAACAGCTACAACTAAACATCTTGAAACTTTACCAGCAGAAGCTAGTAAAACGATATCATGATTTCTAACACCATGATCAGCAATAGCAAAGCCATCACCAGATATATTACCATCAATATCAGATACAACAGTAAATGAACCTTTCGCGCCTGATGTGCTTACGTTACCATCTAAATCGATAGTACCTTTAAGTGAAATGTGTAATCTTGATTGTTCAGACCAAACGACTCTATCAGACGTCATAGCCTCTTCTGCACCGACTTGATTAAGAAAACCAGAAATTGTACGAGGTCCAAAAACCTCAGCTTCTTTTTCCATCAATTCAGGCAGGTATTGTTGTGCCCAACCTTCAGTTGCAGCACTTGTAAAATCCACGTAGTTTGTAGATAATGTTTGCTTCTGTGAAGAAGGAACACTATTTAAACTACCTCCAGGAATAATTGACATAATTTTTTATTTTTAAATTTGTTATTTATTTATTTTTAATTTTAAACTTAAAAGTTGGAGAAGTGTCATCGTTAAGCACTCTTACTTTAGGACCGCTTGTGTTATCGTTAGAAAATGATTGCCTAGGATCCATACTTACGTTTTTAGCCTTAGCAACACTATCTTTCATAGCATCAGCTTTTCCTTGTTCATAAAAGTGATTAGCAATAGCGTCGGGATTCATTGCTGTAAATAAAGATTTATGATAACCTTTAGCATCTGACATTTCATTATTTTCATTCAAGAACTTCTTGACAAAATTATTAATATCACCTTGGGTTTCTTTCACTTCATTAGCATTTTTCACATTAAACCTATACCTCTTATCTCCGACGTTATATTCAAAACCTTTGAATTTATCGTTAAAAACTTGTTGAGTTTTTAATTTAAAAGTGTTAGTTTGTTTTTCCGCTATTTTATTAGTCTCTTCCGACTCTTTGTTATATCTATTAAAGAAGTTTACAGCTTTTTGTTGTTCGGCAGTTAACCTAGAACCAGCTTTAATTTCTTCATAGTATTTAGACTTTTGCCCGTCTAAGTGGCTTTTAGCGTTGGCAACTTGCTCTTTTAACGCTATCTTTTTCTTTTTAATCTCTCTTTCTTCATCAACTTCTTCATCATATGAAAACGAGTCTTCAATTAAAAAATCTATTTCATCAGATGTTAAGTGAGATTTTGTTTGTTTATAATACTCTTTGAGTATCGTCATGTCATCATAACTAGAAAAATCTTGATTAAGTCTTACATAGTCTTCTAGTGTACCACCAGTTTCTTCCATAAAATCTACAACTTTTTGTAAATTCTCAGGTATTGCTTTATCGGTTTCTTTAGCTTCTACTATTTCCTCAGCTAATTCTTCTGCTTCTTCTTTAACTTCTTCTTCAGTTATCTCTTCTAATACTGGAGTTTCTTGTGTTTCAGCTTCCGATTGTACTTCTTCTTGTTTTTCTGTGGTGTTGGCATCTTCAACGAGCTCAACCACTCTGTTGTCGTCAGTGTTATCTTCTTTAGTTTCATTTTCTTCTGGTTTATTTAAATCAACAACGTAATCGCCATCTTCATTAATGTTTGGTTTTTTAGTTTCTTCAACTGGTTGTTTAGTTGCTTGTGTAGTTTTTTCAACTACGTTTTCATTGTTTTCTTCCATAATATAATATAATAATAGTTAATAATTTTTATCTAGGATCAAATGCACCTAAATTAAATCCGCCTCCTAAGGTATCATTACCTGCAGACTCAAAGTTTTTAGGTGGTTTTTCATTTTTTCTTTGATCTATAAGCGCACTTTGTTGTGTAGCTTGTATTTTTGTTCTTTGATCTTTACGATCTTCTTTCTCTTTTTCTTTAGCGCTAACAGTTTGGTTTTTGTTATTCTCTAACTGCATGTTCATTTGAAACTCTATATTCATTAATTCTTTTTTATGCTGGACTTCTTGCTGCATTTTTTGAGAATCTATTTGAGCTTGCATTTGAATTAGCTGTGCTTCTGCTTGTGATTTCATTTGGTTTTTCTGAGCTTCCATTTGAGCAGCAGCTTGTTGAGTTTGCATATTTGTTTGCGCTTGCATTTGCATATTCTGCTGTTGCATCATTTGATCTCTTTGTAACTTTTTAGCTCTACGTATTTTTAACAATTGATTAGCAAGTTTTATATTTTTTATTTCTCTAAGATCAATAGCATCTTCTAAATCTATAGCTTGTTGTGCAACTGCAACTTGTATATTGTTTTCTAACAACGCTTTTTCTTCCTCGTCTGGTGCTAGCTCTAAAAATATACCAAAGTCGTAAAGGTGTAATTCTGACATTTCTTCAAGCGTAGCAACATTGTGATTACCAATTTGCTGTATAAAAGCGTCTTTTGTTGGTGAGTACTCTATAATATCAGATATTCTTAGCGATAAACATTTAGCAGTTTCAGATGTTAAAAATAAACCAGCTTGTAATATATGTCTTGTAGCAGTATTACTATTAGCTGCAGCTAATTTCTGCACTCCAACTAAAGCATTTTTATCTGGCATGCTACCATCTCTAGCTTCATTAAGCCCGGTAGTATCTCTTATCATTTGTAAGTAATAATTATAATTACCAATTAACGCTTGCATTTTGTTACCACCACTACCACTAGTTATCTCTTGTATTGGTACTTTACCTGGGTTTATATCACCCTCACTTGTAAACGATCTACCAATAACAGAACCTGTTTGGAAGAACATATTTAAAGCTTCTTGCGGATTATAGTTTGTACCATTACCTAAATCTATTTCAGCCAAACCATCAGCATCTAAATAAACACCATCAGGCACCATGCGTGATAATACTTGCTGTAACTTTAAATGTGTAAGCTGTATCATGTCTGCAAAACCAGTAACACGCTTTACTAAAGATTCAATTTTACCCTTATACATTCTAGGTGCTACAATACTATAATTCATTTTTACCTTAGTAAAATCACTTTTAGGTCTCATCATGTTTTTAGACATTTCCCAAGAAAGTAATTTTTCAGTACCTAGTATTAAAGCACCTTCATATAAACACTCTATTGATTTTTGTAGTTTGCTAAAATTACCATCATCTTCTGGCGGGTTAAAAGTATCGTCTTTAGGCAATATTTTATCAGCACCACTACCTGTTTCTTTTACTTTGTAAACTTCGTTCATATATGTTTTATAATTAAAATATAAAACTTGAACTTTATTAGTGTCTTCTTGGCTGTAATCATAGCCTTGATTATAATTTGACTTATTGTAATTTTTATTTTTAGCTATATCTTCTAAGTCTTCGTGTGTTAAGTGTGGAAATTGTTTTATAAGCTCATTAAAAGGTATGCTTTTTACTTCACCAACATAATATATATCATCAAAATAAGGTGATTCAGTATATGAGTAAACTAAATCAGCTGGATCAACATAATCTATAGTAACACCTTCAGAAGTGTTAAAGTTTGTTTTTACAGCGCCTATACCTAAAACTGTTAAATCATAATAAAACCTTTTCTTTATAAGCTCGTATTCATTACCTTCAAATAAAACAGATAAAGCTTGTTCTTCTGCTAACTCTACAGCTTGCTTATAGGTTAGTTGCATGTGCAGCTTTAACTCTTCTTCAGAACCAGGTAACTCTTCTTTTTTATTTTCTCTAATATCAATACCCATTTGTTGCTCGGCAAAATCTGCAAGCTCTTGAGTTTTCATATCTTTAAGTATCGACTCCATATACTCAGTACGTTTAGTAACGCCATATGGATCTTGTGAGTAAGCTTTTATATCGTATGTTCTTTCTGCAATACCGTTTACAACTATATCTACAAACTTAGGTATAATAGGTACTGGTGTCCAGTCTAAATTAAGATAAGACAAATCACCATTTATAGATAACTCATCTTTATATTTTTGTGTTGATTGTTCACCTCTAGCATACAATCTTAGGTTGTGAAAATTGTTATGATTTGTTCTATATCTATTGCTGCCTCTTTCAGTGTGAAACCACTCTGCTTCAATAGCTTTAGCTACTTTTAAACCATAATCATAGCTCATTTTTTCCAGATCACTTACAACTTGAGAAGGAAAATAACTTTTTACAATCATATTTATTTTTTAATTAATTTTGATGTACTACCTTTATTTGTATACTTAGCAATACTTATATTTAGTTTTGGTTTTTCTATTTTAGCATTTGGCCTGTACAAATGTCTGTTGTTAGCCATTATAGCTAAACCAGAACTTATAGATGCATCATGCTTTGTTCTTTTGTTTATGTCAAATTTAGCCCAATCATTTAATAATTCATTAAAATAACAATTACCAAAAGTACCATCTTGTGCCATACCTACGTGGCTTTGAATATACATTTCAATAGCCGCGGCATGAGCTTGTTTTATATCTTCACTTGAGTTAGGTATACCACCTATTTCTTTTTCAGCTGTAGAAAGCTTATTCCATATTTTATCTGGCCTATTCATACTAAAACCTCTGTAACCACGTCTTCGTAAATAATACAACAGACGGGGTTTATTGTTCTCTGCAAGTATAGGCATCCCATAAAATACTAATGCCATTAGAACGTCTTCAAAAAATATTTCTGCGGTTTGTGGTCTAGCTAAGTATTCTAAGAAAAATGTATTGGCTGGTGCATCTTCCATGCTAAACTTAGTTAAGCCGTGTAACGCGCCTTTAGAACCTACACCATCTACTGTTCCTGATATATCGTAACTATCACAACCAAAAGCGCCCATATGTTCATTACCAGGGTACTTAATACCGTTTTTTATTACAACTTTGTTTTGTATATTTGTTGGTGGTACCCAACTTATTTTAAACCTGCCTTTTGGATCTGGATAAAATATAACTGCAGAGTCTTTTACACCATTAACCCATTGAAAATTACCTCTAGTAATACCTAAAGTTCTAGACATTTCTTCGTTGTAATCTATTTGCTCGTATAGTTTAACTAAGTTAAATATACTATTTTTAGTTTCATCTCTAAACGCATGCTCAGTAGTTC